AAGCAGGTCGGCAACATCTTGGACGACGATCTTTCGATCGGTTCGGCAGGCGTCCTGAAACGCGGAGCGGTCGCGTGGGTGCAGGTCGAGATGCCCGAGAACTGGACTGCTGCCGGAGTGGAGTTCCGTCCGCATCTGCTCGCGACTACTTCGTTCAACGGCGAGATCGCGACGACCTACAAGCGGACTTGCACCATCGTGGTGTGCGACAACACGCGCGCTCTCGCACTCGCGGAATCATCCGACGAAGTACGCGTGAAACACACGAGCCGAAGCCTGCTCCGTCTCGGAGACGCGCGGATCGCGCTGAAAGTAGTCCACGATCTCGGGCAGGACTTCGCGGCGGAGATCGAGAAACTGATGGCGGTGAAAGTCTCCGACCGAGCCTTTGACCGATTCCTGTCGGTGCTCGCGCCTACCGATGAACGCGAGAGCAAGCAATCCCAGACTCGGGCGGAGAATCTTCGCGGCACGCTCCGCCAAATGTGGCAGGCGGATATCCGTTGCGCGCCGTTCAGGGGCACGGCATTCGGCGCGGTTCAGACGGTGAACACTTGGCGGCAGCATATGAAGCCGACGCGCTCCGGGCGGAGCACTATCGAGCGGACGATGCTGGAAACGATGACGGGCATTACGGAGATGGAAGACCGAAAGATCGCCGATATGGTGCTGGCGGTCGCGCGCTAACTATGCTCTTCGTCTCCAACCGAACGGAGTTCCCGGATGCGCGACGAACACCTGCGCGATGCCATACACTTTCTCTCACGAATCGCGGTCGGCAGACTCGACGAAGAACGGCTGCTGGCAACGATTGCGGCGTTGGAGAAGGAACTGGGACGGCGCAGAGATGAGCGAGCAAGGCAACGAACGGATGGCTGAGATCATCGAGTGGCAGGCACGCTGCTCGGATGCGCAGACCAGCATTGAGCGGCTGCGTGAGGAGCGCGACGCGCTGCTTACGACTATCGCCGCGCTCCGCGACCGGGAAGACGCGCTAGTGAACCGCGTCACGGAACTGGAAGCGTCGGTGCACCGATTGACGCAGGAAGTCGCGCGGCATCGCGGCGACGGCGAACTTTATCCGTGACGCCGCTCGATTGGACAGTCATCGCGTGGCTCGGAATCGCGCTAACGCTGTTGATCATTCTCGGACGCAAACTTTGACCGATTGGCTGGACGCGCGAATCGCGGACGGCACGCTCTACTACGAAGGGACACGCGACGGGATCGCCGTGTATCGCCGCGTGTACCATCGTGGCCGCGATGCCGCTCCTGACGCAGAACAGCGAACTCCGTCCGCACCTGATATGGAACTGGTCGATTCCTGCGCTGACCGCGAAACTGGCTGACGGTCGCCGAATCTCCACCTGTCCGTCCGCCGGAATCTGCGCCCGATACTGCTACGCACGCAACGGTTCATATCTGTTCCCTGCCACCATCGCGGCACACACACGGAATCTCCAACTCGTCTTGGACAATACCGAAGCGTGGCGCGTCGCGATGACGGTAGAAGTGAACGGCGCACGCTTTACGAAGAGCCGACCGCCGCGCACCGTCCCGATCCCGGAGACGCGGATCGCCGATGAATGGCTGCTCCGCTGGATACGGAGCGGAAAGCCAGCAGTTCGGATACACGACAGCGGCGACTTCTTCGCCGACTGGTATCTACGCGAATGGCTGACTATCGCCGAGACCGCTCCCGGAATCCTGTTCTACGCATACACGAAAGAGATCGAGATGCTCCGCGCGACCGACACTCCCGAGAACTTCCGCTGGCTCGCGAGCACGGGCGGAACACAAGATCATTTGATCGGAGACGATCTCCGCCACGCCGATGTGTTCCCGTCCGAAGACGCGCTCGCCGCCGCAGGCTACGAAAGTCAAGATGCCAACGACCTGCTCGCCGTGCTACTCCCCACGAACCGTGTCGGAATAACAGCGAACAACATTCGTGCGTACAACAAGAAGATTGCCGGACGAACCTTCTCCGAACTTCAACGCAGCCTGCGCCGCGACTAGCATACCGATATGGGCGACAAGGGACTTACGACCTACACCGTGGCGATCGACGATGTGCGACCGCACCCGAAGAATGTTCGGCAGGGAGATATCGGCGCGATCTCCGAGTCGTTGAAAGCGCACGGTCAGTATCGGGCGATCGTGGCGCAACTCTCGACGGGACACATCGTGGCAGGGAATCACACTTGGAAAGCGGCGAAGGCTCTCGGCTGGAGAGAGATCGCCGTCCACTGGCTCGATTGCGATGACGAGACCGCGATCCGCGTAATGCTCGCCGACAACCGTGCGAACGATCTCGCGACCTACGACGACACCGCGCTCGCCGAACTCCTGAAAGAACTCAACTCCACCGAAGTCGCGCTCTCCGGGACGCTCTTCGACGGCGACACCCTTGACGAACTCGTCGCCGAACTCAACCTCAACGACCTAGAAACGGACGCGAACCGATACACGACAGCGGTCAAAGTCCCACAGTACGAGATCGTCGGCGAAAGACCCAACCCGAAGGAACTGTGCGACACGACGAAGTACGAACGCCTGCTCGCCGATATCGAGAAGACGGAACTCCCGGACGATGTGCGGAACTATCTGCGGCTTGCCGCCGCGCGACACATCGTGTTCAACTATCAGAAAGCGGCGGAGTTCTATCCGCACTGCTCCGAAGAAGTCCAGCGACTAATGGAAGAATCCGTCCTGATCATTATCGACTTCGACGACGCAATCGCGAAAGGCTACGCGTCCCTTGCGGCGACGCTCGACGAACTGAAACACCGTGACGAAGAGTAGAAACTTCGCCGCGTTCATCCTTACGCACGGACGACCCGGAGATGTGTCTACCTACGACATTCTGCGCAAACACGGATACACGGGCGACATCTTCCTGATCGTGGACAACGAAGACGCGACCGTGCCGCAATACAAACAGCGGTACGGACACGACCGCGTAATCGTGTTCGACAAGGAAGCAATAGGCAAGACATTCGATCTCGGCGACAGCCAAACGGATCGCCGCGCGACCGTCTTCGCACGCAACGCATCTTTCGATATCGCACGACAACTCGGACTCTCGCACTACATCCAACTGGATGACGACTACGGATTCTTCAAGTATCGCTACGACAACGGCGACGGCTCGATCGGCTCCCACGATGTGAAGAGTCTCGACGCAATCTTTGACGCGATGATCGACTTCTTGGAGACGAGCGGCGCGACTTCCGTCGCGCTCTCTCAGGGCGGAGACTTTATGGGCGGAGTCGCGAGTCAGGCGATGCGGAAGCCGCTACTCCGGAAGTGTATGAACTCGTGGATATTCCGAACCGACCGACCGACTCAGTTCGTCGGAAGAATGAACGACGATGTGAACACCTACATCGTTCACGGCGCGAAAGGGCAACTCTTCTTCACGGTCTCGGGCGTAATGCTGAACGCTCTACCGACTCAACAAACTTCTGGTGGGATGACCGATATCTACCGGAACTTCGGGACATACGCAAAGTCGATGTACACGGTGATGATGGCACCGTCCTGTACGACCGTCCGACTAATGGGCAGAACCGATATGCGGCTACACCACAGCATCCGATGGGATCACGCCGTCCCGAAGATCATCTCCGACACGCACCGAAAGATCGGCAACTAATGCGAACCGTCCGCCCGTGCCTAAACTGCCGCCGACTAACACGAGCAGGATCGAGATGCGAAGACTGCGAGAAGAAACACGCGAAACTCTACGACTACGAATACAGACAGCAAGCCAAACTAATACGCGAGTCCGCGACTCTCTGCCACATCTGCGGACAAGCAGCGAGACCCGACGACCCGTGGACAGCCGACCACATCCGACCCGGAGACAAGACGAGTCCGCTCGCCGCCGCACACCGCTCGTGCAATACTCGGAAGAGCAACAAGAGAATCCCGATCCGCCCGTGACTCGCTGCCCGTGCCGACACTTCACCCATCCGACCTGCGACAGCGACGAAGACGACGATTGACGCCCGAGATCGACACGGACTCGACGCGTCACCCGAGCCGACCGTCCGCAACCCAATGCGATTTCCTACCGGCGACTCGACGCGAGAGACCTGCGGAGTCCGACGCATAGAACCGCGTATTATCGTGGAATCCCGATGGAGGCTCTCTTTACCGCTCCGACCCTGTTTGCGCGCGTCCTAGCGCGTCCTAGCGCGTGTTTGGCGGCTCGTCGTGGGTGGTAAAGGCTCCGGGCGGCGACCGAAGCCCGTAGAGCAGAAGATTCGGCTCGGGAATCTGGGGAAGCGGAAACTCCCTTCCCGAGCGGAGATCGTCGCGCTCCCGTCTCTCGCGTCGGAGATTCCCGAGCCGCATCGTCCGCTCGCGAAGCACGGACGCGAACTATGGGAGCGCATATGGTCGAGCGGCGCGGCGTGGCTTCGTCCTGCTCTCGACGGCGATCTCGTCCTGATGGCGTGCGAGATGACGGACGAACGAACCGTGCTCCGGCAGATCGTGTTCTCGGATCGGTCGGCGTGGCGCGAGCGTCGCGCGCTCCGGGAGATCGACCGACAGATCACGAGCCTGCTTTCGCAACTAGGATTCTCGCCCACCGACCGCGCCACGCTCGGGATAGGGGAGCACAAGCAGAATGACTTCGCGAACATCAGGAAGCGGATCGAAACGAAACGCGCTGCTTCCGGCTGACCGTTGGCGACCTGCCTTCTACACGCCGCGCGTCTCGAAACTTACGGACGGCGACGAAGTGATCAGATTCGCGGCGGAGCATTTCGTAGTGCTCAAAGGATTCCGGGCTGGTCAGCCGCTCGTCTTTACGGCGTGGCAGAAGTGGCTGTTGCGCGCCCTGTTCGAGCGCGACGCGGAAACAATGCGTCTCCGCTATCGGCGTGCTCTTATCGGGTTGCCGCGCAAGCAAGGGAAGTCGTTGATGTTGTCGGCAGTCGCCGTGTACGGGATGATTGCCGGAGAGTCGGGATCGGAAGTGTATGTGGTGGCTGGCGACCGCCAGCAGGCGCGGATCATCTTCGGCGAAGCCAAGCAGCAGATTCAGATGAGTAGCGTCCTGTCGCGTGAATGTCGCGTGTATCGTGACGCGATCGAGATGCCGAGATTCGGTTCGATTCTCCGCGTCTTGTCGTCGGAGTTCAAAGGTCAGGCTGGTCTCAATCCGTCTCTCGTGCTGTTCGACGAGTTATGGAATCAGGACTCTCCCGATCTCTACGACCAGATGACGCTCGGGTCGGGAGCGCGTATCGAGCCGCTCGTCGTGTCAATCACTACCGCTGGCTACGACTTGGACACGGTGGCAGGAAACCTTTACCAGTACGGGAAGAAGTGCGCGGCGAAGGAAGTCGCCGATTCTTCTTTCGGGTTCTGGTGGTGGGAAGCACCAGCGGAATGTTCAGCGACGGACGAGCAGGCGTGGCGCGTCGCGAATCCGAATCTGTCGGAACGGTTGATGGATGTGACCGATATGCGGACGGCAGTTAAGCAGTCGGACGAATCGGCGTTCCGTCGCTGGCGGTTGAATCAGTGGGTGCGCGCTCAAGAGTCGTGGCTTCCGCCCGGAGCGTGGGAGCAGTGCGCGGATACTCGCGGACTGTCGCCCGATCTTCCCGTGTGGGTCGGGATAGATATGGCTTTGAAACACGACAGTATCGCGGTAGTCATCGCGCAACCGCAGGAAGGGACGATCGTGACGCGCGCCCGAATATGGCAGCCACGCGACGAAGGTGTTGATGTCGCGGCGGTTGAAGCACACCTGCGCGCGGTCCACTCGGAGTTCACCGTCCGCGAGTTCGTGTACGATCCTGCCTACTTCCAGCGGAGCGCGGAACACTTGTCCGACGATGGTCTCCCGATGGTCGAGTTTCCGCAATCTGCGGCGCGGATGATTCCGGCGTGCGGCAACGCCTACGAACTGATCGTGAACAAGCGGATCGTTCACGACGGGTCGCCGACTTACACCGACCAAGTACTGTCCGCAGCGCAACGCTTGACGGACACGGGTTGGCGTTTGTCGAAAGGAAAGAGCAAGCGGAAGATCGACGCGGCGATTGCGCTCGTGATGGCTCTCGATCGGGCGACGACACGCACCGAATCGGGTTCGGCATCACCTATGATTGTCCAAGTATGGAACTGAATCGGACACGACTCGCTACCGCTGCGGAGATAATCGGCAGCGTTTCGGTCGTGATCGGAGTCGGAATGTTCTCGATTCCTGCCGCGTTGGTCGTCGGCGGCGCGCTGCTCGTGCTCGCAGGCGTGGCTAACTCGTGAGCCTGTTCCGTCCGGCGAGAGAATCGCGCGCGCTCCCGACGAGCATCGACCCGTACCAGATCACGGCACGCCCGTATTTCCCGAACTATTCGGGCGAGATCGTCACCGAACTCACGGCGTTCGCGTCATCCGCCGTCTCCGCCGCCGTCTCCCTGCTCGCCGATTCGGTCGCCGCGATGCCGCTAGAACTTACTCGCGTCCGCGCAGGACGGCTAGAAAGACTCCCGACTCCGAGCGTCCTAATCCGACCGAACCAGAACGAAACGATGTTCGAGTTCGTCCACAAGATAATGCTCTCTCTCGCGATTCACGGATGCGCATATATCTACGCGCCGCGCAAGGCTGGCGAACTACCTTCCGAGATGCGCGTCATACACCCGACGCTGATAAAGAAGTCCTACTACTCGGATGACGGCACCGCATACTATGTCGTCGGCGATGCGGAGCATTCTTCGTCCGACCTGAAAGCAATCCATTGGCTGATTATGCCGAATCAGGTTCGGGCGATCTCTCCGCTGGAATCGTTGCGGAACACGATCGGGACTAGCATCGCGATGGACAGATTCTTGGCGCAGTTCTACGGCGAAGGTGCCACACCGAGCAGCGTCCTAGAAACTGACGCGACGATAACGGAAGAGCAGGCGCGGATTCTCCGGGACACTTGGGCTGACGCGCACACACGACGCAGGAAGCCTGCCGTGCTGACGGGCGGACTTCGCTGGAAGTCGGTGACGACGAGCGCGGCGGATATGCAGATGCTCGAACATCGTGAGGCAATCGTGCGCGATATCGCGCGCGCGTACCGTGTTCCGCTCCATATGATCAACGGGACGGGCGGAGATTCGCAGACCTATCAGAATGTCGAGCAGTCCGGCATCAACTTCGTAAGGTATTCGTTGTTGCCGTTCTGCCGAAGGATCGAAGACTCAATCAGCGAGATGTTGCCGCTAACGCAACGGGTTCGTTTCAACACGGCGGAGTTCGAGCGCGCCGACCTGCTGACGAGAGTGAAGGCTCAGCAAACTCAGATTATGTCCGGGACGCTTACACCGAACGAAGCGCGAGAGATCGAGAACCGTGAACCTTACGAAGGTGGCGACCAGTTCCTGATAGCAGCCGTAGGTGTTCCGATGTCGGGCTTGTCCGGCGGCGACCTGCCGACGCTCGGCACGGATTCGGTTCCACCGGAGAGATAGCGATGCCGTTCGGAATCTCGGATAGCCAACCCGACTGCGGAGGATGGGCGACCGTGAAGCAGGAAGAAGACGGCTCTTTCACCACGATCGGTTGCCACCAAACGAAACAGGACGCAATCGATCAGATGCTCGTCGTGTCCCTGTCCGAAGGGATAGAACCGCTCGGGCAAGTCGATCGTTCCGATGAAGACGAGCCGGACGAGTACGGCGATGAATACGAAGAGCGGCAACCGCCGTCGCTGCTTGCGCCCGACTTTATGGCTGCCAGCGCGGAGCGCGGTCTCCGTCTTCACGAAGAAGGATTCTCGGGTGACGGTCTCGTGCCTGCCACCGTCGCGGACGCTCGAAGAATGGCGGAAGGTGTCCCGTTGTCGGAAGCCAAGTGGCGGAAGATCGCGCCGTGGATTGCGCGGCACATAGACGATCTCGACGCCGTTGAGGGTGACGAGATTACTCCGGGACTCGTCGCGATGCTGCTATGGGGTGGCGGTTCGTCCAAGTCGAGCGCGCGTCGCGCGCAGGACTACGCAACGCGGATCGTCGCGCGACTCGACAACGAAGAGCGTGCGCCTGCTCCGCCGAAAGACCAAATCAAGGGAAGTGACGAGAATCCGGCAGGGTCGGCGAAAGACAAGACGGGCGGAATAGAAATCGGCGAAGCAACGGAGACCGCGCTCAAGAACAAGGTTCGGGAACACAACGAGAAGATGGAGGAATCAGACAAACCCGATTGGACTCGCGTCACGCTAGGTGCGCTCAAAGCCGTGTACCGACGCGGAGCAGGAGCATTCTCCGTGTCGCACCGACCCGGAATGACTCGCGCGCAGTGGGCGATGGCGCGCGTCAATGCGTTCCTGTATCTCGCGGCGAACGGTCGCCCGGAGAATCCGAAATATGTTATGGACAACGATCTGCTGAACTCTTCGCATCCGAGATACTCAGGCAGTCGCGCCGCACGACCCGAATCAGTTATGCTTGCCGCGATGAACACGGAGACCGAGAATCGCTGGTGCGCGACGGGCGACGATGAACGCCGCACCGCGTACACGACGCTGGAACTCCGCGAAGCAGACAACGGACATACGCTGTACGGATACGCGGCGGTGTTCGACACTCCGAGTGAACCGATGCCGTTCGTCGA